TATATGATACCAGGGTCAAAAGGTCTAAACCCACATGAGCTTGCTCATAGGTGGGGGAGAGTTGTGGGAGTGCGCAGCACGGAACAATTCGCAGGTATCAAAGTCGGGGACATTTGCCCCGGCATCATATATGTTGTTAAGGAAAAAGCAGCATTATCAGATGATGTATAAGACAGATATAAAGGCAGAAAATATATGATATGTGCTAAATGTGGAACGGAATATGAAGGCAGTCAGTGTCCTAAGTGCGATGGACCGGTAATAAAGATTAATAACAGTGATTATCTGGCAAGAAGAAAGGCTTATGAGGAAAAACAGGCTAAGCTTAAAAGAAAAGAAGTACCAGGTAAAGATAGAACAGATAGAATTGATAAAACTGAAAAAAAAGATAAGAAAACACATGCTCCTAAGTCTAAGAACTATGATGAAGGGGTATTTGACATAACTAAAGTGGATATGAATCAGGTGGCTGATAAGCTAAAAAAAGGCAGGGATGTCTTTGCTGGCAGCAAAGACAGATTTGCAAAATCACTTGAGGAAAATGCTAAAAAAAACAATAAACAGGCAGATGAAACTACAGGGATTAAGATAAGAAAAGCCGCTAGTTTAAGTATTCCTTATACGAAAGCTGGAATAGCAGCAGCTGTAATTCTTATACTTATAGCTGTAGTTGTGTTTACTGTTGATATAATTACAAAGAAAAACTATAACATATATATGAGCGATGGAAGTAAAATATATGATGTTTCATCACTTGACAGCAGATATGTATGTGATAAATCAGGTGCTATATTTGCTCTGGATGATGATACATTTTTTACTCCTGAATGGCCTGAGGGCATTGATAAGGATAATTCAGTGTTAAATGTTTCAAGTCCTAAGGGAAGTTATTTTGCAACAGATGTGTATGATTCAGCAGCTGGTATGTATACATTATATATATGGTCAGATGATGTATGTCTTAAAGCAGCAGAGAATACATATGAACACAATGTTTATTTTATATCTGATAAGGGAACAGTCATATATGAAGAGACTGAAACTATCAATGATAATGGAAAAACAGGGGTCAGAATGTTATCCATGGCAGAAGTAAAAAAAGATAAGTCAAAGGATGACGGATATGTATGTGAAGTGAATACTATAGAAAGAAGTCTTAATCAGGCATATGTATATAGCAGTAAAGATATAATAGTTATTCTTAATACCGATGGACGTCTGTATCAATATGATTATGACAGAAAGATAACTACAGAGGTTGACTTATATGTTGATAGTGTGAGTGCGCTTGGAAGTTCAACGGGTATGTATATGTCAGGGGCAGAACATCTTAATGCGAAGGATGATGCGGATTCATATATATACACTGTATCAGAAAACACCTATTATGTAGAAACTAAGACTGCAAAAGCAACTCTGCTTAAAGGAGTAAGTGGGGTAGGCAATATGTATGTATATGATAAAAAGAATGATTATGTGTACTGGCTTAGTAATAAAAAATTATCATGTGCAAGATTTAAGGATGGAGAAATATCAGATATATTGTTTCTTGAAAATACCGGAAATAATATGAATATGATATATCTTGCAGATACGCAGGAACTCATATATGTAAACGATGCCGCGCAGCTCATAAAGGCTGAAAAAGGTAAAAAGATGTTTATAACAGAAGCTGTTAAAGATGGAAGTCTTTCGCTTGTGAAAAATACAGACGAAGCACTGACATATATATCAGATGGAAAGCAATATTATATTAAGAATGTAACAGCCTCACCAGTTGTGATATGTGAAGCAGGGGAGCTTACCAATACATCTAATACAGGCATTTATAAGAAAAAGATATATTATTATGGTGCTGATGGACAGTTGTATACATGTAACCTTAAAGGAGAATCACAGAATGTTATAGGAAATGTTGAAAGGTTCTTTGTAGGAAGCTATATAAAGTGATAAAATAATAGAATATAAGCTTTTGCATATACATATATAAGTAGTAAATGTATTAAGAGGCAGTTTGTATGAAGCATATGTATATGAATACAAGATGTGGATACATGCGTATAATAGCGGGATTGATGGTTATGGTCATGATTATTGTGGCTATAATCATTAATCCTGCTTTTTATAGTTATGTATGGGCTGAAGATGAAGAATTGAAAGAATCGGATATAGTGACAGCTGGCACAGCAGGTCCTGATATAGATACTCCATCAGCTATACTTATGGAGTCTAAAACAGGTCAGATAATATACGAAAAAGATGCATCAAAGCAGCTTGCACCTGCAAGCATAACTAAGATAATGACACTTATACTTATATTTGATGCATTGGAAAGTGGGCAGATAAAGATGGAAGACCCTGTTACTGTTTCTGAACATGCAGCCTCTATGGGCGGCAGCCAGGTGTTCTTAGAAGAAGGAGAGATACAGAGCGTAAGGACGATGATTAAGTGTATAGCGGTGGCAAGTGCAAATGATGCGTGTGTAGCGTTATGATATAGTAGACAGTAGTAAAAACAGTACATAAAGCCTTGTAAATGCACACCTGAAGCCAATTACATAAAATGAATATTAAGACATATAAATAAGTCCATATGCTTGCATTATTGCAGGTATGTGGGCTTATTTTAGTGCCTTAAAATACATAGACGATAAAATCCTCATATAAAACATTTAAAGCCGTATTTACTCCATATAAGCGATTTTAAACCCATATATAGCACGTAATAAGAAATGCGTATTTCATTAGGACATAAGAACACAGAAAGGAATTAAAACGATGAATCAGAAAGTTATTAAGCCAGGAATTGTTAGAAGAATGGTAGAAAGAATTGAAAGTAGCGGTCAGAGTGTATCACCAGAGATGGCAGATATGTGTATTACAGCATTTTTAGATACTGTAGCAGATATTTTATCTGAAGGTGATACAGCTATACTTAGAGGTTATATGACCATATATCCTAAGTATTGTAAGAGCAAGGAAGTAAAGAATGTTATGAATAAGTCAAGAGTAACTATTCCAGCACATTACAAAGCAGGTATTAAAGCAGGTAAGAAATTAAATGAAGCTTGCCAGAATCTAATAGAACAGGAGGTAAAAGATGGAGAAGATTAACAGGCACGATATGGTAAAGAAGATAGTTGATAATCTTAGTGATAAGAAGATTGTTGTAGGCGGTAATAAAATATTGTATAAGAACAAATATCATTTAAAGTATACACAGCAGATAGTTGATAATGTGTTAGAGGCATTATTTGATACTGTTATGGAAGAGCTTGAAAATGGTAATATGATTAATTTTCAGAATTATTTTTCAATAAAGCCGGAGTTACGAAAGCCTAAGAAAGCAAGAAATGTTGTTACTGGTGAAGATATGATTATACCAGAGAGGTATCAGTTTAAGGTTAAGGGTGGGTTATTATTAAAACAAGCTTGTGATTATTTTAATGACAAGAGTAAGAGTGATAATGATATATAATCGGCAGACATACACCGATTCAAAACAAATGTATGGATATTTCCCAACAGGCAGGAAGTAAAAGAAAGCCTGTATCAGAGTTCAGGAATATCTTGTGAGGTTATTTGAACCTATCATTAGTGCTATTCAGCATATTTTCCAATATGAAAATAGAATATTATAGGTCTGCTGCCAAATAGCAGTTTATTAAGGCGCGTTTTGATTAGGTGCTTTCTTGACCTCTGATTTATCAAAAAGGAGAAAAAGGAATTATGGCTTATATAAAGGTCAAAGATAGAAGAAGATTTGAACGAAAAGAGTTCAGAGATTACATAAAATTATCAGATGATAAAGTGCTTGACACAAAAAAGAATAATATAGATTTACTTGGAGATGATGAAATATTCGTACAGGTAGATGAAACTAAGCATTATTGGATTTCAAATCATGGTAGACTTACAAACAATATGAGGAAAGATAAGACATTCTTCTTTCATAAAATGGATAGCGGTAATCCAGAAAGAAGTGTTCATTGGACGATTGTAACCTATGATTTTGATGGATCAGCAATACATGAAGAGACAAGTCCAGAAATTCTTGTAGCAAAGCATTTCTTAATCAAGCCGACAGGATGCAATAAGATATGGCATATAGACGAGAATATGAATAACAACTATTACAAAAATCTGATTTATGTATCTGCGGAAGAGTATGAGTTGTTACGAAAGCACGTTAAAACAGTTGCGGAGCTTGGAAGAGAACAGGAATATTATGATTATAATACTGTAAAGGGCAATCCAGCTTATTCTATATGGACTGGTATTTATGCAAGGTGTAATGGTGATAGTTCGTTGTATGTGAATCAATGCTACGATGATGCTTATATGTGTGACGAGTGGAAAAATAGCAGAGATGCTTTTGCTGAATGGTATTCTGCTAATTATTATGAGTGTGGTGGTGAACGCATGGCAGTTGATAAGGACTTATTATGTCGAGGTAATAAAGAGTATGCACCAGATAAGTGTTGCATATTACCTGAGACTATAAATTCTGCCTTGGCAAGTGCTACAAAGCGGAGAAGTCGTTATAAATCAGCAAAGGTTTATGCTATCGGTGTCGATTATGATAAAGCAAGAGATAAGTTCTTTGCAAGGATTACACCATTTGGACATGACAAACAAGTTAAGCTGCATTATTGGAATACAGAGGAAGAAGCATTTCAAGAATATAAGTTATTCAAGGAATCAGAGATTAGAACATTGGCATTAAGATATAGGGATAAGATACCAGACAAGCTATTTGATGCATTGATTAAATATGAGGTGCGTCCTTATAGTCCGTATGAGGGTTAGCTGTTGATTTGTATATTGTACATAAAAATAAGATATTTAACCGATAAATGAATAAAATGAGTAGAATTATATATATTATAAAAAAGAGCTTGATTTGTAAATGGGTATATGGTAAACTGTCGAACATAATATTTTATGTAATATAAGTTATTTGTATGCCCAGTTATTGAAATTTAAGAACTGAGGTGATAAAATATAGTTGAAAGAAGTAGAGAAAATTGTTTGACGGACAAGAAGGAGGGAAAGGATATGGCTGTATTAGCAAAACCAATTAATAGAATTGCTGTTATAAAAAGGCAAGAGTCCCAAGAGTTTGTACGTGAATTTAATGATAATAAAGTGACAAAGGATTTTTTGGAATCTTGCAAGAAAGCAGGTAAATTATTTGGAAAAAGAAAATAAGAAAGTACATCAACATATAAAAAACTTTAATCCTGATGTAATGTCTTTAAGGCAATCACATCAGGATTTTTCATCTGAAATGCAGCTTTTTGACGCGGGAAAAGGCTATGAAAGTTTTAACGATTTTGTGACTGAGGAAGCAGTAAACTATAAAGAAGAAGGAAATGGTGTAACATATGTTGTATGGAATGTGTTATATGATAAAGACAATATTGAGATTAAAAGGGATATAGTTTCATATTATACGTTGGCTGCCACAGCAATACCATACGAAGATAGAATAAGGCGTGATAAAGAAGAGGCAAAGGAAAAAGGAGGAGAATTTGATATAGAAATATGCGGCATTTCAGCCATTGAAATTAAAATGTTTGCTGTAAGTGAAAAATATCAGGATGTGTTTTTTGAATATGAGGGAGAAAATCTCCCTATATCAGCTTGGGTAATGAGAAATATTATTGATTTTGCATATTCTTTATCGGATGAGGTAGTAGGATTTAAGGCATTGTTTTTACATTCTCTTCCAGAGGCAGAGAGTTTTTATAGGGCAAATGGATTTAATCCTGTAGAGATTAATATGCAACCATTGCATTGTACGGATTCGGAATATAAGCCAATGTATTTGGCATTAAAAGAAGTACATATGAATTATGATGATTAGGGTATATTGGATATTAGATTATCTGATATGCCTTATTTTTTTACGATTTTTGAGTTTAGTGTGATATAATTATTACAAGTAGAAGTAATGTGAATATTTAATAATGGGGGTATGCTTATGTATGATGGTGGTAATCACTTTCCACATGATGGCAAGCAAGGAAGATGTGGCTGCGGTGAAGGATATAGTTGGAATGATAATGATTATGGTCGGCATAGTGGCGGTTCATCTGGTGGTGGCGGTAATGGTATAAAAATATTTTTGATTGCAGTTGTCGTGTGCAGCATTATTGGTGCATTTAATGAATTGCTTGGGGCGTTGATACTTATAATTGTTGGATTCCTTTTAATTATGAGTAGATGAAATTAAGATTGTTGATTATTGATGGAGGTATAATATATGATAATTTTTAATAAATTAGGGCAGCTTTTAAAAACACGAAATATGACATGGAAAGACTTATGTAATGCAGGTTTGTCTCAGAATATGCCAACAAGATTTTCAAAAAACGAAAATATAAGTTCTGATACAATAAATAAAGTGTGTGAATATCTTTGTGTTCAACCATTTGAAATTATGGAATGGATTCCAGATGCGGAATGGAATGCAAAAGAAATTGAGAAACAAGCAATAGAGGCTCAAATAGCAGAACTTCAGGCGAAATTAAAAAATATGTAGTGGAGTTGGATATGTATTTAAGTAATATTTTTATGATACCCCAGTATATGCCAGGTACTTAAATTTCTGTGGTTTAAATGTACCCCTCCCATATGCGTTATCGTATACTATATCGTTAGTTAAAGATGTAAAAGATATAATCTCATAAAATAGGGCATTGTGACTATATATGATAGAGATAAGTGTGTGTAATGAAGCGATATTTGTAAGATAAGGGAGTATCGAGATATGTTATCAATATCATATGATATATGCATGGGGATGCTGCTTTATATAATTATATGATAAATGCCATTATTGCTAGGTAAATAGTGGCATTTTTGAGGATTTATAGGAATAAAATGTTATCGTGTATAAACATAGTTTGATAATCAAACTAATATATATATAATTTATATCTGCTGCCATATTTAATGGTTGGTCTGAATCAGAGGGAATGTATCTAAAATCTATATCAAAAATAAAAGGACTACTATTCAGCAGTCCCATTATTATCTACTTTATTCAAATAATCTTTTAATACCATATTTATATACTGACTGAATGACCTATCATCACTCTCTGCCAGTTGCTTAATTCTTTCAATTACATCTTCATCAAGGGTAATACTTACTTTATTTTTTAATGGCTTCATTCAATCACCTACCTTAGTAATTAATATACCACCATATACTACTTATTATTGAAAAGTAGGATAAAGTATGATAAAGTAGTATTAATGCAAATAAGATACGTGTTTACAAAAGAAAGGGTGGTAGAATGATGAATAAGTTTGTAAATAAATCAGAAGAAGGGGGACGTTCTAATACTAAAAACATAAATCAAGAAAAGATGTTTGTAGCTCATATTTTAAATATTATTGCATTTATAATACCTATTGTTTTAGTGATAGCAATATATAATTTACCATTTGAAAATAATAGAAAAGATAATGGTGGTGTAGATATTACTATGCAAGCAGAAATACCATTTAAAAGTTTTATAACAATTATTGTAATAGGAATATGTATTTTTATATTGGGGATGTATCTATATTTTACTAAAGCTAATAAGATTAAACATATATTGTCATATATATATTTATTTGCAGCTATTATAGATTTAATATGGTTATTCATTACCACTTGTTTATATATAATAGCAACTTGTGGTTTAGGAGCAGTAATGTTTATACCGGGAATTTTACAGATAAAAGCTGGTATTAATTTTGTTACAGCAACGAAGGTACAGAATGAAGCATAGAGCATTTCAATCGATAAGAATTACTATTTATATGGCAGTTGTTATTAATGGGATATTAGTTCAGTTTATTAATCCTTTTCGTTATTTATGTGATTATGAAGCAGATCATTGCATATTTTGTGGAATGAGAACAGCTATTAATTTAATAATTGCTAGAAAGTTTGATTTGGCATATAAAAGTAATAAATTAATTGTTTTGATTATTATTATGGCAGTAATAATGATTTTGGATGTTATACATATCTTATATTTTCGGATAAAGAATACAAAATTAACAGGTGGTTACAAAGAATTTAAAGATAAATACTAATTTGGAGGTACTTATTATGGCACTTATAAAATGTCCTGAATGTGGGAAAGAAATATCTGATAAAACAAAAAAATGTCCTGAATGTGGTTATCCTATTAAAAAACTAAATAAAAAATCTGGAACGAAAAGGAAAATAATAATTTCACTTATAATTGTAATAGGTATTATATTTATTATTTCTATAACAGTAATTATTATTAAATTATCAAATGGAAAATCAACACAACAAGTAGAACAGCAGACACAAACCGAAATAGTAACAGAAACACCATTGAATGATTATGAATATGCTGCTATTAATTTAGTAAATAAGCTGAAAGATAGGTTGAAAAATCCTGACAGCTTAAAAATATATTCGTTAAATGTAAGGCAATTTTATAAAGGTGAAACTACATATCATTTTTGTATTGATTATTCCGCACAAAATGGATTTGGTGGAAATAATAGAAAAACAGAGTATCTTGAAATTGGGATAAATGATGATTTAGATAAATATGCATTTGATTCAATGATTATGGCTATGGAACAAAGTAATTATACTAATAATTCTAATATATTGGATAAATCAATAGATATTGATAGAATAATGAATAATTTAGATAAAAGAAAATAAAAACTAAAATTAACTCAGTGTATAGAACAACCAACTATATGCTATTACAGAATATAACATACATATATTAGTTTAAACCACCCCCGACACTCCATATTATAATATCAAATAACTACATAAACAGCATAAAATAAGAGTGTAACCACATAACGGCTACACTCTTTTATAATATAATCTATTCTGTTATATGCTATATAATTATACTTCTATAAGTCTTTTAATAAGTCTATAAGGATATTGAGGGGCATTTTCTATATATTCATTTACACGCTCTGCAATCTCATTTATATTGTATTCTGATAAAACATACTCCCATCCGTAACCATAATCACATAATAATTGATATTCAAACATAATATATATACCTCTGCTTTCTTTAGATTTTTATATTCTGGGTGTAGGCTTGTTATTGTCTACACCCATTTTTTTACGCTTCTTTAATTCTTTTTATTGCTTCTGTCTGTACTTCAGTACTTCCATAATAGTTTCTTATATCATCCATTGATAAAGCTTTCTTACCCTTCTTTCTAAATGCTTCACTATGCCAATACCATTGTTTTTTCTTTGAAGCATATTTTAATCCGTATTGTTTTAACTCTTCTTTATGTGGGTATGTGTTACCAGATACCCATATCCAAGAGCCACATACCTCTATTGTTATATCTGATAAGTGTATTATATTTTGTAGTACTTCTCTTAACTTCTCATCCTCTTCAAAGTTATATTTCATATCATCATATGATGTTTTATTGTTTGTTTGCTCTGCGTTGCTTTCGTGCTTATCTTTTAATAATCTGAATAACTTATCATATTCAGCATTTATATCTTGTGTTGTTTCTGTAGAGCCTTGTGGGTTGTCTGGGTGATACTTCTTTAATAGTTCTTTGTATTGCTTTCTTAATTCTTCAAGTGTGTTTACATCTTTAAAATATGTCATATTATATAACCTCCTTAAAACTAATGTCTTATTGATTTGTTAATATTATAATACACGATAACGTGTACTTCAGCAATAGTAAAAGTACACGAAAAAATGTATAAAAATTGTTAAAGTTAACTATAACGTGTACAATATGCATAAATAAAAGTAAACGTATACGTGTATTTATATCGGTTTTGTCAATAGACAAAGTACACGATAAAATGTACAATACAATTACAAGGTAAGCAATTACTGATAACAAATATCAATATTTTAGGAGGTACAAGATTATGTGCAATATCAAAAACAAAACAGAGTTAGAAAAGAAGATTGAAGAAATAAGAAGGTACAAAGCTATGGCAGAAGAAGCAAGTAACATTGAAAAAGCTCTGGAAGCTGAGGTTATTTCTTATATGAATGAAAACAATTTAACAGAAGAGTTTACAGATTCAAGCAAAATCAGCTACAAAGAGCAAGAAAGAAGAACTTTAGACAAGAAGAGATTAACTGAAGACTTGGGCGACTTATCAGAATATGAAAAGGTTACAAGCTACAAAGTTTTACGCATTAAATAATTAACAATTATATCAAGGGTGAAGGGTGGAGCAATCCATCCGACACCCTAAAGAATAGGAGGGATTGACAATGAAAAAATACATGACTTATGAAGAACCATTACAAGGAAGAATTTTTACAGAAAAGCAGATGTACGAAGTATATAGAGATATGGCAGACAAAAAAGAATATCCAAATTTTGAATGTTGGTTTACAGACATGTTAAAAAGCGGAGTATTTGAGGAGGTGCAGGCATGAAAACACAGACAATTCAATTTGCAACAGTTACCAAAAACGGAGTAGTTCAGAAAGTTGGTAAAAGTACCATACTACAGCCTAAAACAAACTTTAAAGGCGGTTCTGTTAAGTGGTATGAGGATAAGAAAAAAGCAGATAAGTAACCACAATAAGGCAAGCGGTCAAGCCGTGGTATTCAATTACAACTTGCCAATCGGCAGTAATGCCACATAACAATAAATCAATATTTTAAGAAAGAAGAGGTGCTGATTATGGTAATACGTTACGCAAGTTACACAAATAGACAGTTAACAGAACAGGAGAAAAGGTTCGCAGAGGAACATCACAACTTAATGTATAGGTATATGAGAATACATGAGTTAGATTTTGAGGAATGGTATGACATTCTTATAATACCTTATTTACAGGCTGTTAAGAAGTATCACGAATACGAGAGGTTACAGCAGTACAAATTTGAACAGATATTTTTTAGAACGCTTGACAACGCAAGAAGCAATTATTGGAGAGATATGAACAGACAGAAAAGATGTCCTGAAGGTGGTGTATGGAGTTTGGATGCTATGTCATCTGAGAGTTGCAGGAATGGTGAGGAAGATGATAAGGATTCTTTTAACTGGGTAAAGGGAGTATCACCACAAGACTATCTGGAAGAAAGAGCAATAGATAATGTTATTATACAAAATCTGTTGGAAGAATTGAAGCAGTACAAAGCAAAAGAGATTGTAAATATGCTATTAGATGGAAAAAGCGGAGTGGAAATAAGGAAGAGATTGGAAATATCATCCAGTACATATTATAAGCTCATAGCAGAAATAAAGAGAGTTTTATTACAGAATGTCTAATCACTTAATAAATGGAAGGTTGTCAGCAGTTGGCAATCTTCCAGTATAAAAAGGAGCGTTTATATTATGGAAAGAATGTCAGATATAGAACGGAAATTTGCAGAGGAAAATCATAATCTTGTATACAGCTTTCTACATAGTAATAAGTATAACATAGAAGATTTTTACAGTATTGCTGTTATGGGATATTTAAAGGCAGTTCAAGCATATATAAAGGATGGAAATATTAAGGAAAATTACAGCTTTAGTTGCATTGCCTGGCTATATATGAAATCGGAAATAAAAGACTATTTCAAAGCGGAAAGCAGACAGAAACGAACAACGGAAAATATTATAAGTCTGGATGCAGTAGCAGATGAAGATGGAAAACAATTTGAAATAGTAGGCATTGGAACGATAGAACAGGATCAGATTGATGATGAATTTATAACGGAAATATTTATGAATCTGTCAGATGTTCAAAAGGCTATATTACAAATGAGAATAGCAGGATATAGCAATACAGATATATGCAGAATAAAGAAGATAGCCTCATCATCATTTTATGCGGAAATGAAAAAGATTAAGAAAGTAGCAAAAAATATATTGAATTAAGGGAATCGGAGGAAATACATATGTTTAATTTTAGAATAATTACAACAGCAGATGGAAATCAGATTATTGATAGAAAGCTTAAGACACCTTATGAATCATTAGATATATTCCAGTTTATGGAATACTTAGAGGCAGAAGAGAGCATGGAGCATATGGATATAATGGAAAATAAAGAAAGACAGATGGCAGAACGTAAAAGAAAGCTTGCAAGGAATCCGCTGTATAAATTGGCTTGTGTATTAGGATTATTTTAAAGGAAAGATGAAAGAAATATGTTAAAGTCAGAATTTTTTAATATGGGTCAGATAGTAGTTACAAAGTCAATTAATTGCTATATGGCAGCAGAGACAGTATTTGCAGGGGAGATAGCAGATGCACTAAAAAGATATGCTAATAAGGATTGGGGCAACTTAGATAGTGAAGATAAAAAGTTTAATGATAACGCACTTAATTATCCAGAAGATTTATACCTTTTAGCTGCTTACAATACTTCTAAGGGTAAAGTATGGATTATAACAAATAGAATATCAGAGACACCAGGAGATAATGCAACAACAGTTTGCTTCCCAGATGAACGATAAAAATAAGATATGAGGATAGCTTGAAATATAGCTATCCTCTGGAAAGATAAAGAGGTATAGATATGGCAATAGTAATAACAAATGGAAAATTATATATGTATTTAAATGAATATGGAAAACATAGAAAAACAGATGATATAACAAAGGCTATTCAGTATAAATCAAAATGTGAAGCTGTATCATATATGTATAAAGCACCTTCAAAAACAAAAGGATTTTATGTATATGATACAACGGATAATATAGTATTATGGGAACGCAAAAACGATGGTGCAGACAATATAAAAAGAAATAAAAACGGCAAGATTAAACGTAAAAAATATTCTAAGTCAGCACGTAAGTTAATATATAATAAAGCAAATGGTTGTTGTCAATTATGCGGTAGGAAAATAACGTTTGAACAAATGACAGTAGATCATATTATACCATTAGTTATGAATGGTGTAGATGATGTAAGCAATCTTCAATGTACATGCGAAGTTTGCAATAAGTTCAAAGGTGCAATACTTCCAGAAGATTTTTTTAATAGAATAACAACTATATTTATGTATCAAATGGATAAGAAGAATAAGCATAAATTGATATGGAAGATCACATATAATATATTAAAGCGGATGATATAATTTGAAAGATTAATTAAATGCAAAAATAATGTCAATGTGGTATACTATAATAAAATTAAGATATTGTCTTGATTCAATATATGGAAAGTGAGGAAATGATGTTGGCACTTAAAGAAACGTTTAAGGCTATTACAGGAAATAAAAAAGTAACACAGCTTGAAATGGCTACAGCATTAGGAATCAGTAAGCAAAATTTTAGTAATAAGGTGCAACGAAATACATTCTCACCAGATGAATTAGTAAAGATAGCAGATATGTTAGATATGGAACTAGCATTTATAGATAAGAATGCAGAATTTAATGGTGAAAAATATGTAATAGAGCAAAACAAGGAAAATGAGAGCGAATAATGGCATATAAAGAAATAAAGATTTCTTATGAAGATTTAAAGGAGGTATGACCTATGACTGCATTAAGAAGAGAAGCTATTGAACTATTAGAGCAAGTACCAGAAGATAAGCTTGTATATGTTATTCAGATTTTAAGAGCTGTTAATGGCTTAATAGGTGTACCAGAAAAACAATGTACAAAGAAGGTTGATTTAGAACAGTTTGTTATGTCTGCGACAGAGCGTAGAAAAATGTAGATGAATATATGAGAGAAATGCGTGAGAATGATAGATTATAAAAAGATATTAGCTGTTATATAATTGATTAACTGAAATATAGAAAAGGAAAAGGACACTTGAAAAATCAAGCACCCTAGTGTATAATCTATTTGGAAAGGTTATCGGATGTGTTATCCGATTGCCCTCAGTTGAGTCTCTGAAATAGCATCTAACTTTAGACGGTTGGGATGCTATTTTTAATATATAGGATAAAAATAGAGATTTGATTATTAATATTTTACATATATGAGGAGAGTGGATGAACAAAAAAGAAGAGTTGTTAAAGGTTGGAGAATATAATTCAAAATTTAATGATATATTAGGAATTAATATACAAAAATTAGAAATATATAGATCAAAAGGTCTTCCGTCACATATAGTAAAAAGAAAACATTATAAATGCTTAAAGTATATTGATTATATACCTGATATTATTTCTGAACCAGATTATATAGGGGTTAATCCCAATGAGCAGGGAACGAGTATAGAACTTATAAAAAGATATGCTGATAATGTTATGATAGGAATTAAGTTAGATACGGAGGGAGAGTATCTTTATGTTTCAACTATGATAGATATACAGGAATCGAAGATTGAAAGACGTCTATATAGTGGTAGAATTAAAGAAATTTCCGTTGACAATAGTAATGAATAATGGTATATTATTAATGAGAAAAGAATAATATAGTAATGAACATAATTATTTTGAGGTCGGAAAAGGTTCCCGACACACTCTGAAAGGAGTACCTGAGATGATGGATACACCGCCCATCCAAGATAATTATGCTTTTATTATAAGCACCAACAGAGTAAAATCTGAAGGTGCTTATTTTTATGTCTACTATCTGTTATGTATATTCTCAACAGCCTTTTCAAGTTCCATAGTCTGCCATTTACTATGTGTAATTTGCTGCTTAAGTTCATTTAAGCGTTTATTGGTGTATTTATCCATCCAGTTTATAATACAAGCTGGCGTATATTTTTTTGGTATCTTTAGGAATAAATTAAATCCAGTTTCTTCTATATTATAGTGTATCTTATGTAACATATCTTTGAAGCGGTTCGGCTTCTTAATCAGAATATAAATATATTTCACCTCTTTCATAAAATTATTGGAGTAATTAAATACGAATGTCCTATATATAAAGTGTAAGGGAATTCTATTAAAAAGACAATGGATTTTTATAATATGACCTTATATGAAAACAAATGCTTTCGTGGAATGTAAATATCATATGGATTTACATAATTATGATAATGAAAAACATACATGAAAGTAGTTATGGATTTTGTGGAGGATTTATGGAAAACAAAATATTTGCCTATATGAGAATATCCACTAATCATAAGACGCAGAAAGTTGATAGGCAGCAACAAACAATCATAGAGTATTCTGTAAATAATGGATTCAAAGTTGATAAGTTCTTTTCAGATATTATTACCGGTGGAACTAAGGCAGAAAATAGACCAGGCTTTCTTGATATGAAAAATCAATTAAGAAGTGGTGACACAGTAATAGTATCTGATATAGACAGACTTGGTAGAAATGCGGATGATGTTATTGTTGAAATTAAAGACCTACAATCAAAAGGAATCAGAGTTGTAGCTTTAGATATTCCATTTCTCAATGATTGGCAGAAGATGAATGATGATAGTATGTCAAAGATGATTATTGATATTTTTGTTACATTGAAGGCTCATATAGCACAACAGGAAAAAGAAAAGATACATGACAGAGTAATGCAGGGCTTGAATACCGCTAAGAAAAAGGGCAAGAAGCTAGGCAGACCACAAACAGGTGTACCCAAAGAATTTATAAAAGAATATAAGAAATTCCAGACTGGTGAGTATGGAAATATGTCTGTGGTGCAGTTTACAAGATTACAGGGTATTGCAGTAAGTACATTCTATAAATATGTAGGTTTACTTAAAGAAATATAGAAAATTTGAGAGGAGAAATCTAAATATGCGTATTAATGTAGAAACTAAATATGATATAGGGCAGGAAGTATACAGGATTGGCAAGGCAAGAAAAGAAGAGATTTGTTCAGCTTGTAATGGTGAAGGATATATCAAAATAAATAATAATGTATTCTCATGTAATACTTGTAGCACAACTGGGAAAATATATGGAGAACATGAGCAATATCAGATAGTGGGAAAAGATACCATAAAAAATATTAGTGTAGTGAATTATTTATATAATGGAACGAGGGTTAGGTATGGATTTGATATGGGAATCACATTTACAGAAAATAGACTTTTTGAGACACAAGAGGCGGCAGAAGAAAAATGTAAGGAATTAAATGGTGAAAATATATGACAGATAAGCAATATGCAGTATATATGTTTTTAATAAAATATATTAAAGAAAATGGATATCCACCAACCTTAGAAGAGATATCGGATGGAGTAGGCGTAAAAGCAATGTCAACTATAAGTATAAGATTGATGGAGCTACAGGAAGATGGGTGGATTGAAGTTAAAATATCATCACCAAGAGCAATTAAAGTTGTAGGATATAAGTTTGTAGAAGTATAAGGAGAGAAGCTATGATAAAGGATGATATGCAGCATACATTTAATACAGGTGTACAGCTTGGTATAAGTATAATTGAAAGAAAAATAGTATATGCTAGTGAGCATAATAAACCAATAGAGATAGATGGTAAGGTATACTGGATTGAAAGTGATATCCAGCACCTTAGAAAAATTATGGATAGAGTAGAGGTGTAATATATATGAATGTTATAGATGCAAGAGATATTTTTAATAAGAAAAAATTAAACAGAAAGATATTGAAGATAAGCAAAGTATAATGAATATAGAAAATGCTACTATAGAAAAACTGCGTTTATATTTGCATGACGAGGACTTTACAGAACATCAGATTGATATAGTAGTGGATCTATATAAATTGTTTACTATGAAGTAGCATATTTTACAAGATTATGTTATATTAATATAGTATCAACAGAAGTAATTCTGTTTTGATATAGAGGAAAACCTCTTAAAAAAATATTGATTTGTTGTTGAAGGGCGGTACTGTTTAGGCAGTATTGTCTTTCTGCATATATGGAGTTCGTTAGTTGGTTCGGTTAGAATATTTATGTTTTCAATGGTACAGATGGAATCGTAGAGTATTCTGGTAAGATTTTTTGATAATGTCGTTATTATTTTAAATTTACTGTAAAATAGTGTGTTTTTATATGATGAATATAGGAAAAATGACGTTTGTTCGGTGACTTAAAAAGTGTATGTCGTGTGAAGGAAAGATATGATATATTTAATATTTGTCAGCGTGGGATTGGGAATCCTAATCCTATAAAGCTTGGTAGATGTATTAAGGAACTTGAAAGGATTTATGGAATTCAGCATGGAGCAACTTCATTTCAAGGAAATCAGCATAATGAGGTGTCTCCGAAAATTTCGGAATCACCAAATCAGGAACAGTTGGCAGAAATGATTGGAATTTCAGTAGATACTCTTAATAACTACAAAAAACTTACTGAACTTATTCCTGAATTAGAAGATTTGGTTGATGCGGTATTCTTGCACCTACTACTGCTCTTGCTATATTTTCAAACAGCAAAAAAGCGTACCATAAATTTTATGATACGCAATAAATTTATTCATATAAATCTATATTATTAGATTCATCATCTTTTGAATATTTTTCGACAAGAGATTTTAATTCTTTCAAAAATTCAGTTTTTTTGTCTTTATCCTTTTTTTCAAGCTTAGTTATATCAATGGACATATATGCAAAACTAAATCCAGGATCTACAGATAAATTATTACGAATTTGTTTAATTTTTCTCTTGCCATAGTCTTTAGTTACAACAGTTATAACCTTTAAACCAGTAACAATTTCTTTAAAAGCATCGGTGGTGTCAGGTTCTAAACCATTGAATAATTCAGCAATTTCATTAGGAGTAACAATAGTTACACTACGCCTTGGTAAGATATGATAAGCTTTTAATTCATTAAAAGCAACATCACGTGAATTTTTTTCCCCACCGCATTTATACATAGAATATAAAATAGCTTCCATAATTATTCTATGAACAGTTGTTATTTTACCATTTAAAAGATCTTCGATATAAGATGAAGGAACGTCTAATTTAATAGTAATGTTATCAATGTTATTATCTTTGTCATACCAAATATTTTTTGGATGTTTTGAATAATCTGGAATATCGGATATATCAGAATTACTATTTATTACATCTGCAATTTGTGGTATTGACAAATTATGCTTTGAAATATATTGTCTCATATTATCTATAAGATTAGAAGGAACAGTATGCTCATATACCAAATCATCTATATTAGTGAGAATGATTTTAGATTCATTTGAGAAATCTCTGTAATTTTGAGATAATTTATTTAAAAATAATTTAAATCCATCTTTATTTCCTGATATATAATTGCATAAGTCAATAAGAAAATTACTATCAATTTTTTTTATATCTCCATTTTCAAGTTTAGAAATATATGAAGCTGCCTTATTATATTTTTCTGTAATACTTTTTGCAGTAACTTTATTTTCTATTCTAAAATTTTTTAACGTCATTCCGATATCTGGCGTAAGCGGTATAGTCTTCAAAGTAAAAATATCACTCATTTATAATCACCTCTTTATTTATTTCTTTAATATTCTACTATAAATAGTAGAAGCGGTCAAATAAAACCGAAATAATATATGAAAATAATTTTTACTCTAAAAAATAAAAAAAGGAAAAAATTACCGTAAACTGTTGACAATGAAAAAACATAATGTTATTATACATTCATAAAGAAAAAAAAGAAGCAACTATTTGGCGATAGTCACTTCTTGAAAAATCTTCATAAAGAGTATTGGCGTACTCAATATGATATGTAATTGGTACAGACTTTAACATCTGCCATATATAATTTATCAGTTCGTATTATAGCAGATGATATTAAGAAATTCAACTATCATTTTTTAAGTCGCTGGGTATTTTCACCCAATAATTCCAATTATAAAAAAGTAACAAAAATAATGGAGTATTCGAGCAGCCGTGTCCTATATATATAATAGAACAAAAGTTCGATAACAGGAGAGTGATGTAATATATGATTTTAATTTTATGATAACTGAATAGAGAATGATTATTTAGGCAGTTAAAAGAGCCTTTTATTTTTTCAATATGTATGAACAGATAACTCATATAAATTCACATATATTGTCAAGAAAAAATACAATTAAATATAAGGAAAGGATACGTCTATATGGAATTAGATAGGTTCGATTATGTGATTCTAAAGTTGTTGAATAAGCAGCACTGTACAAGTTGCTTTGAGAGTATGTCTATACAAGAAATAATCTCTATAACAGGAACAACAAGAGTTACTACATATCGTAAGATTAGAAAACTTATTGAGCAAGGCTATGTTAATAAAGGATGTAAGACATGGAATGCTGACACCTATTATTTAACAGATAAAAGCCTTATGTTACTTGAAAGTATAAGGAAGGGGAACATTGAAAATGATTAAAAATAATGTAGCAGTAGTCACTGCAGGGCTTTGTGGTAATAACAATGGATATAGATTTCAGCAGAAAAATTATAATTCACTTCTTATTAATGGTTCTGTGCAGGATAATAAAGCAATACCAGAAGCAAAGAACATATTAGTATTAGAAGGGTACGATGGTCTGGGAGGTGATAGGTCACTTGCCTACGAAGCATTGAAGAATAACAAAGAAATTATTAAAAAGATACAGGATATAAAAGAAAAGGTTATTTTGTTCATTGCTTCTGGTGGAGGAACTACAGGTTCAGCGTGTATACCTTTACTAGCTGATATAGCTTGTCAATTAAAAGATAAGATTGTGTGTGCAGTATTGGTTATGCCAAGGAGAGATGAGCCGATTCAGAAAAGATTAAATGCATACAATACAGCCAAAGAATTAATGGAAATAGATGAAATGGGGGCAATATTCCTTGTGAATAATGAATATAGTACTGACTTAGATAAGATTAATTTCCATTTAGTAAATATGTTAGATGCTTTCTTTACTGATAATTCTACATCAAGTGCATCAAACTTTGATGATTCAGAAAAATATAAAATGTTGTCAGATCATGGCTGCTTTTATATTGCTATGCGTTGTGATAAGCCAGATTCAACAGAAAAAGTAACAACGCAGGATATGATAAATGCACTTACAGCAAAAAATATATTTCTACCTTTTAATAATGATGGTGTAGTTACACATATAGGAATTATAAATCAGAAAGGTAATCATGTTAATGAACAGGAAATTATTAAGGCAGTAGGTAATCCAGAAAATATATTTATAGGTAATAATGGTACAGCCAATATAGTGTGTGTGTCTGGTTGTAGTTTTCCAGTTGAGTATATAAGCAGTCTTGGAAAAAAGGCATTAAGTGAACAGAAAGAGAGAATTAGTAAAAGGAAGTCTTTAAGTTTGCTTGATGATTTGGAAGAGATAGAAGAAGAGATACCAGTACAGACAAGTAAAATAAATAAGCGTAGAAAAATAAGCTTAGACCTTATGCGTGAATTAGATTAGTTAGTGAACAGAAATGAACAATAAAGTTGTTAATAAGTAATGATGAGATAACACCTATACATAAGGAAGGAACAGGTTTAATAATATGGAACTTAAAGAGTTAGGGCAGTTATTGAAAGAATATAATAGTAGGGTTTATAGAATAAGAAGACTTACTATGGCAAAGAAGTTTTTAAAGTTAGATGGTGACAAGCTATCACAGGTCTTAGAGTTTAAAGACGGACAGCGTATTGAAGTTCCATTGAATATGGATGGCAGCATTCGTTGGTATAAAGACAAGATGAAAAACAATGATAAAAAGTAGCGTTGAATAAGAGAATTAATAAGAGAGGGTTAATCAGTTCGATTAATAATGAATATTACAAGCAAGGTGCTTAATTCGCCTATCTAATAAACGGAGGATTATATATGTATAAGTTTTTAAGAATTTATGATGTAAAAACAAAAGGTAATGAGGTATTAGCTGCTAGATATGAAGTGTTAAGTGAATTTGAAGAGTTTAATTATGATGAATTAATGGAACAACAACTTATAAATATATGTAAGAGTAAGAATATGCCTGATATTAATGAAGGTTGTATATATTCAGTTGTTAAATATGAAAATGATATTCCAGTAGCAGATGAAGCCCAGCTTTTCTATCATACAGATAATAATAGTGAGTCTTCCTTAGATATAGCAGATTGGGATGCAAGAATTATTATAGGTGTAGCATTAGGATGCGATTTATCAATAAGTAAAAATTCTACATTAAATAATAATGTACATAATGATAAATTGGAGAATAGCTATGAAGAATATAGAAAACTATATGATGAATATTCACATAAAGTAAAATATCCTGAATATGGTGAATGGTGCAAGGAAAGTGTTGTTAAAATTATTAAGGAGCAAGGTATAAGCGACAATGAAGAATATCTTATAACAAAGGTATTCAACCCTAATAGTGACTTGTACGAGTGCTTAGATGGTAATGATCCAGAATATGTTTTAGCTTGGATTAACTCTAAACCACAATATAGAGAAAGCCTGTTTAATACTATATATGATGGATTTTATGATGTTTATGCGGATAAGTATGAGGCTATGAATAAAGAACTAGCTAATATGGAATATGAATGTTGTACAGGCAAAGATATTCTTGCTGAACTTATAGGAAAAAATGACAATTCTAATATTGATTTATTCTATAAAGCACTTGAAGAAATTGGTGTAAATGGATTTAAAGAATTTATTTTGCAGTTAGTACAGAAGCAGTAAATAGGTCTTATTTTTACGGACCATATGAAAAAGGCTTTAAAATAGGCATAACAAGATGTAATTAATCTATTTTCATAACAGAGAATAGTATTAATAAATGGAAGTCCTGACAGACATAAGCTTCTGTCACATTAAAAACATAGAGGTGTATGGCGAAATGCTGTATACCCAATAAATGAAACAGAGAATGCATAGATATGTTTGCGGTGAAAGTAGCAAGCTAACTATTGGTGTAAATAGTAAATCTTCTTTCTTAAATTTTATAGTAGCAAATATCAGTGATGATGCTGGTAAATTGAAGAGTACGGAATAACAGGCATAGTGTCAGAAATGGCATTATGCCTATAACTGATTAGATAGGAGGCAAAGAAGTATTGCAAAGAACGATTGACAGTAAGCCAGTATATAACTATGACATAGAACAGTGCAATAGACTATTTAAGAAGGGTATAGTCCCTATAGGAGTAGGAACTAATAATAATTCAGGTAGTGTATTTGTAGTATTCAGGGCAAACAGGAAGTACTTTGACACAATAAAGTTATTAGAGTATGAAGATACACAAAGTGTTGAGAAAAACCGTATCTGAAAATACGACATTTTGATGACATTTACACTATAGTGCAACACTGAAAATACGACATAAAAATGTCGTAACTTAGAGTCATATAAGTAATATAAAATAAATAAGTAATATAAAAGATAATTAACGTACTGCTTTGCAGTACTCTGTAATAAATTCTTTTATTGTTTAATGATTGATTATTTAATATTGTATTTTAATGTTAAAGGAGAAAATATTTGGAGATTTATTTAAACAACGATATTATAGATGATATGCAAATATCAGATGAAGAATTATGTGTATACATTGCTTTAAAATCCATTTATCAATCAAGTAGGAATAAGCAGTATATTACATACAATATGATATTATATGAATTAGTTGGAAATTTTAGCTTTAAGCGTTCTCTTTATAAAAAAGTCAAGTCTGCTTTTGAATCCATTGTTAATAAAAACTTAATATTGATTGATGATAAAGTTTCTGCTAGTGAATTTATAGTTAATCTCAGTGGCTTATATTTTACTTCGGATTTTACTACTGGCAAAGGTAAGTATTATACGATTGTATATAGTGATGAAGTTCAAGCTATTTTAAATCTTGATAATAAGATAGATAAATTAAAGTTGCTTAGATATTTTGTTGTATGTATGAGAACTATTAATAAGACAAAAGGCATATATAAAGACACATTTACCGCAAAAATAGATTATGTTGGGTTTATGTCACAGGAGTATTTATGTCAAAAAAGTAGGATAGATGGAAATACATTATTGAATTATAACAAGATTCTAGTTTCCAATAAGTTGCTTTATGTGTATAAGCACACTGAGCTGAAAAGAGATATTAACACAGGACAATTTAAAAGCTTTTCTAATCATTATGGCAGATATAAAGATAAGGAAGATATTATTATTTTTGCCAAGAATTATGAGAAAACATGTGGAATAACTGAAAAGATAGTTCAATCAGAAAAAGCTAATGTTAAGCGTAGTATATCCGCAAAATACAATAATTTACGTTGGCATTTTGATAGATATTCAAAACAATATTCTAATAATGAACTGATTGAAATATATAAGCAGATTCATCATGATAATGAACTTATCAATAAGGAATTAGAAGGTGCAGTTCCAGGATCTGATTATCAAAAGAAACTAATGAAAAAGCTTAGAGATGAAGAAATATTTAATGATATTCCTTGTATAGTTGATTATATAGAAAAAAGTACAGCTATTATATCAAGAAATAATAACTATAATGAAGACATTTGGGGTGAGCCTGATGCAGTAGATATGTGAAGGAGATTTTAATAATGTCAAATAAGATAATAAAGTTTAATACAAAAGTGATTCGTAATAATAATGTATATCTGAAGGTATCAGATGTTGCAAAAGTATTTAATATGAAAGTGGTGGATTTTAAACAATCACATTCTGAATGTATTGAGAAGATACCTTCCTGTGGTGATTGTATTTTAGAAACAGAATTCAATAAGCTATTATCATATGATTCTACTGCTATGGAAAAACAAGGACAGTTAGAGATTACTAAAGTAGAATCACTAAGAGCAAAAACAGATTCTGTCATAAGTTTTCAGCCATTAAAGATGCTGCTTGGAAGAAGTATGTTGCAGCAACTAGCATATATGAAAGGCTGTAAGTCTATTGAGGAATATATAACAACATATGAGTTACCAGAAGAGATAAATAAAGCACCTAAGGAATTGATGCAAAATTCTGAAAGAAATACCGGATATATTAAAATGGTTGATTATACATTTCATAAGACAGATGAGTTTGATATAGAAAAGATAAGGTCATTTGGATTAGATGTGCAGGTGCTTACAGCTATTAAGTGTGATGGTAGGATGAACTTAGATGTATTTGTTGTTGGTAAGGGAATATTCTATGGAATAACAAATTATGGAGATTATGAACAATGGGACAATCTATATACAGATAGTAATGGAGATTTAATACTACCATATTGTGACTTTGATTCTAACAGTCCAGAAGAGATAGAGATTAATCTTTCTCAGAGTGGAATAGATAGAGATTTTCAAGAGTATACAGTCATTGAAAATATGCGATGGTGCATTGAGAATCTTCCAGTTACAGAAATAGAAGATTATGAATATGATGTAATTGGTTGTGACTTGGAAACAATTAAATTTTCAGTATCTATAGAGCTTCTTATTAAAATGATAAGACTAGATGCGGTCAGTACATTATTTATTGATAAGGTTGTTGATGTTGAAAATGAATATTACTTGACTGATGTAAAAGATATGAAAGTATTTTCAGAGTAAAAGGAGATTATATATTATGAATGAATTAAAATATAATGATGATTTAGAACTAAAGATAATAGAAAACAGAATACTCAAGTTTAAAAATGCAGCGGCTCAAAATCTAATACAGCTTGGTAATGAATTAAATAAAGCAAAGGAAAAAGTACCACATGGAGAGTGGGGAACTTGGTTAAGAAAAAGAGTGCAGTTTTCTCAACGAACAGCCAATATTTATATGAGAATAGCCAAGGAGTTCGGTTCAAATTCGCAGGCGGTTTCCAATTTAGAAATTACAAAGTTAGGATTGTTATTAGATGTACCAGAAGAAAAGAGGACTAGCTTTATTGAGGAACATAATGTAAGAGAGATGTCAACCAGAGAGTTAAAAGCAGCCATTAGAAATAACACTGTGGAATATAATAAGTCAGATAGCGTTATTGATTATGTAAGAGATAGTGCGAATATTGAGATAGATGTTGATTGTTTAAAAGAATTACCAGAACATAACAAATACTTCTTTAAAAGAACAGGAAAAGATTGGATAACATTTCTTAATTCTGTGGATAAATATGGAGTATATGAGCCTATTATAATTGCAAGAGATAATACAATTATTTCAGGACATGAAAGAGTTAGAGCTTGTAAGGACTTAGGTATTAAAAAGATAAGAGCTTATTATGCTTATCAGTCAAGAGAAAAAAGAGAAGATGTTAAGGATGATGATGAATTAAAATTAAAATTATTTATCCTATCAAATTACAAACCAAGATGTGTAGATTGGTATATTGCACAATTCTGGATGGATGAGCTATTTAATACTTCATATGGAGATTGTAGTGGTGATATAACACATTATCTTACTAATGATGTGATTGAAAACCTGAATCATAATAGAGATGTTATGCAGGAAATGAAAACAGTAATAGAGAAGTATAAAAATGATGAAATTACTGAATCAGAAATGGATGCGGAAATTACAGTATTACATGAACAATATGTATAAAGGTAAGGTGATAATAATAACAAATATAACACATATAAAATTTATAAAAGTATTAGATAAGTTATATAGAGTAACAGATATATCATTATCAGAAATGAGCATAAGTGCATCTGAATGTGAAAGTGTAACGCCAGCGGCTTCGAAAGAAGTATTTTTGCTTGAAGAGTTGCAGGAATTTCATATTACTCTGTATAACAAACACGAAAAGCCCAATATTACGGACTTTTCAGAGTGGAAAGAGCAGCATAATTACCAATGAAATCGACATTTCTTTATAGTGTATATGTCATTATATATACAGGGATAAATTACATAAAATGGTATCAAATACGGGTGATATTGTTTTAGATAGTAAATTGTGTGTCTGGCAGATAAAAGTGTCTGTTTGGTCTGTCAGAAACGATTTACTCCTTGTATGGGAAGGTAATTATGATGTGCGTACATTGAAAAAAGTTTTTATTGGTTTTATATTAATATAAAGAGAGGAGTTTGTATAATGAAGAAATTATCAGAATTTTTAAAGGTATTATTAACATCAACTATTATTTTATTAGGGGTTTTATTAATTTATCAACATAATTGTATTTTTGGAGTGGTGCTTTTGGTTTATGGTGCATTATTTCAATTTTTAAGCAAATTAATAAAAAACAAAGATCAGAAATTTAATGCAGATAGAGAACTAATTGCTTTATTGAGTTTACCATTTTGTCTTATAATTGTTATGGTGTTTATAAAATATTTTAATGCTAATAATGATGAAGATATTAAGTTATTAACACAAGTAATTATCTATTTAGATTATACATTAATATTATTTTTGTTTAAAAATGAAAATAGAAATAAAATGTATATTACTTTCGGATTATTTTATATAATATGTGTAATATTATCATATATAAAAGATTATATGAGTTGTAACGATTGTGTAATATTGGTTAATACATTAAATGAAATCTCAGATTACAATCAAATAAAAAATACTTTACTTTTTTTAATAGAAGCAATTGTCATGCCGTTAAAAGAATCTGTTCTTACATATATTATATTTGATACAATATTTAGTAATAGCGATAAAAGTAAAAAAGATATAGAAATTAGTGATGAGAAAGTAAATAAAGAAATATGTGAGGAAAATAAAATAAATACTCAAGACAATAAAACTGAGAAGTTTCAAGTTGAAGTTGTAGATACTGCAACTTATGAGAAATATAATTATGACATAATTATAAAGAAAAAAGGTTAAGTATTTTCCAATCATCAAATATAAAGTAGGTTGTGCATTTTGTCTAAAATCATAACAAGGGTAGAGAATATTATAAATAGATACATATTACAACGAAAGGCGGTAGAGTATTATAGCAATTAATTACACAAAGGATTGTAATGCAATTTACATTCATTCAGTAGAAGCTAGTAGCTTATTTTTACAAGAGGTAGCAGATAAGAATAAGGACAAAAAAGTTATGTGTAAGTTTAGTGATTGGTCTGAATTTAAGCTGACACATAAAAAGTCTGTTATATCTGATAGTTTGTTTTTAAGGTTTATGAACAGTAGTATTACAAGAGAAAAAAGACAGAATGTAGATTATTGTAAGGATTTTATAGTTGTAAAGTTCCAATACAATACAAAATATAAGATAGTAGATAGTGAAAATAATACTGAATCTCAGGAAGTTCAGTTAAATAAGAATGACCTTAGAAACAAGTATTATAAAGATGGCGTATCTTACAGCTATTACAAAAAAGATAAAAGTGGAAACGTAAAGAGTGTAAAGACAATAAAGTATAAAATGCTGTATAGGACACCAGGAAAAGCTAAAAAGGGTGAATGTACATTTATAAGAGAAGAGTTATTTGATAAAGCTATTAATTATCTCACTATGGGATTATATGCAATTATGGATAAAGAATCTAAAGCTGATCCAGAGAAGGTATTTAAGCTAGTGGAGTTATGTGCCTATGATACATTAACAACAGCTACTGCAAAAGGATTTATGAATATACCATTGGATAACATACTTGTAGTGCAGGATGAAGATGTATATTCAGATAAAATGAAGGCAGCCGTTGTAGGTCTTAAAGATGTTGAGATAATAAAACAATTAGATGAGTATGTTGTCGATTTCGATAATCCTAAAGTGGAAAAAATTCTTAATAAAAAGGGATATACATTTTGTAGTGATAAGTCTGATAAATATACTTTTATAGCAGAAAAATCTAAGAAGGCATTAAAAGAGCATGGCATAAGAATAAATGGTGGATATCCAGGCGAACATAAAACAACAGAGAAAAAATATTCTGAGAAGCAATGTAGCGTGAAATATACAGAAGAGAACATAAAAAACATACTCTGGGATGGAATGGGTCTTGTGGATGATTCTATTTTTCCAGATGGATATGTTGGCTTTGTATATCTTAGGTCACACTTTTTTAAAAGCTGTTTGTTCAGAGGAAGTATACAGCAGTTCTTTAAAGATTATTGTGAGCAGCAGGGCATAAATTATGATACAGCATATATAGGTGATGATACGGATTTATTTGGTCGCAGAATGAAATTATCAGATATAAAGATGGTAATTACAAACAATTCTATTAAATGGATTAAGTTCATAGATATGATGGGTGGTACATATAAAAAAGCATTTAAGTACTACAATAGGATTATGAAGCAGTATGGTAATTGCTTTGCAATCGTAAAGTCGGCACATGAAAGTAAGCTGGGAAATTATCAGGTATCATCATATCAGATGAATGGTTCGCTACCTACTAATAATCCACAAGTATTAAAGCCTATAGCTGATATAGGAATAACCAAGGCTAATAATATGAAGAAATTTGTTGATGAATATATCAAGTATTTGGAGCAGACAAAGAATGACTTTAATATAAATGGAATGTTACTTGCACTTGTAAAGCATAATCCAGAGTTCACGAAAACAAGGTTGTTTAGAAAGAAATGGACTGAGGACGTTAGTAAGTATAAGACAGCTTTAATGCAAGGTGAATTACCGCAGGAAGGTGACAATCTTACTATCATGGATAATCCAATTGCATTATTAGACAAGGTTGTGTGGAATGTTAATAATAGTGCAGGTGATAAGAAGTATGACCCATATACAGAAGGATGTTTTGAGGTGGTTAGTGATGGTATTCAATGCTATACACCAAGATTTGCTGAAGGTGAAAGGCTTGCAGCTTTCAGAAGTCCACATAACAGCCCTAATAATATTGTTCATTTATATAATGTATATCCAGAACGATTAGTTAAGTATTTTTCCAATATTGGTAATAATGTAATAGTCTTTAATGCAATAGGAACTGATACACAGGCAAGACTTAATTCACAGGACTGCGATTCTGATTTTGTCTATGCAACTAATCAGTTTGAAATGGCAGAGTTAGCAAGAACAGCATACATCAACTATCCTACTATTATAAATGACATAGCGGAATCTGGAAGTCATTTATACCATATGACACAGGCTGATTATGCAAAGATGGATAATGCAATGGCTGCTACACAGGCTGATATTGGAGTATCAACAGATACAGCACAGTTAGCTATGAGTTATTATTATGATAGTGACATGCAGGATAAGGAGCTGGAAGATTGTTTTATAATTTTATCTGTGTTAGGTCAGGTCGCCATCGATCTTTGTAAAAAAACATTTGATATAAATGTTAAGAATGAAATAACAAGGATACAGAGATTGCAATGTATGAATAGAGTAGGTAAAACAAAATATCCAGAATTTTATGCAGGTATAAAACAGACAAGAACAGGCAAAAAGTTTGAACCTGAAGAAGTGGGGCATATGAATTGCCCTATGGATATATTGTATGACCATATTAATGAAAGTATTGCCAGAAGAGTTGATAATACAAGGTACATAGATTTATCCAGTTTAATAGATAAAAGCTTGATTGACAAGAAAGATATTAACAAATATAAGACAGATAAATTTAAAGAGGAATTTAATAAGTATAATGAATCTGTTCATAAATTAAATGCTAATGCAGATGATTATGATGAGGCTACATTATATAAGTTAAAAAAGTTACAGGCTACAATATTAGCTAGTAAATTCAAAAAGGATATGTCTATTAATACTTTTATAGCATTCATAAAATATGCAGATTGCAAAGATAATTCAGTATTACTTAATGAACTTTTTAAGGTTAATGAAAAATTGTTTATACAATGCTTTGTGAAAAGTGATGAAAATACATCAAAAATTTTGTGAAAAGTGCAAAATCTCATATAAAATAAGGCTTTTAGATGTCTACATATGAAAGAAGATATAATGCAAGGTGAAAAGACCGTAGGCTGAGTAGCTGTGTTATATTCTTCTTTCAAGAGAAATCATTCAATCCCAATTATAATAGAGTAAATAAGTTTTTTGTTGGAGAGAGTTCTTGTTTGCTCTATTATTTTGTCTAAAAAAATTGGAATACATTAAAGGAAGGAGGATAATGAGTTGACCCAGGAAGAGTTAAGAAATCTTTATAAAGAAAGATTAACGAGAGAGAAGCAGACATATATTTCTAAAGTTATCGGTATAGATGGAAGTATATTAAGCAAGTTTAAGTTAGGAAAGATAGACCTATATCCACAGTTGTTTTCAAAACTGGAAAATTATCTTATTAATTCATAGTATTTATCAATTATATCTAAACTATATTTAATTCATTTCAGATTATTCTAATCAAATTATTCCCATAAAAATATGAAAATAAAAGTTAATGACAAGGTTCTTTATGATGAATCTATTTATACAGTTGCTGCAATAATCTATGCAACTATCTATTTACGAATCAGTTATGATTCAGATTCTTATGATTATGATATTAGCGAAGTATATAAGGAGTACAAAGATGTTGAGTTCTTATATACATAGGAAGGAAATGTGTATTGAAAAGTAAATATGATGATATAGATATGTTATTGAACGATATTAAGTCTGATATGGAAGATGTATTGTCTAAAGAAGTATTTGATGAAACAAGGGACATTGAACTTAAACATATTCAAATGGAAGTTATTAACAGAAGCACACCTACTATTTATCAAAGACGTACTACGGGCGGTATTGATGATCCTAATAATATCGTAGGTTCTGTTAAGAATATGACACTTACTGTAGACAATGTTACTCAGTTTAACAATGGTTACGGCACATATAATCATGGCTATGGATTACCCCAGTTAATAAATGATGGCAGTAGAAGTAATGGCTTTTACTATGACTTCCCCGGAGAGCATAATCTGCCAAGACCATTTATTTATTATGCTGTAGATGAGATTGAAAAGTCAGACAGGATAGACAAAATATTTCAGAGAGCAATGAGGAAAAGAGGCTATGATGTTAAGTGAAAATTGCAGAGAAAATTATGGAAAGGAGCAAATGATTGAAACAAATAAACATTAAAGCAAATTTGGACGAATCCGAGTTTAGGAAGAAACTTAAGGATATTGAATCTGGTAAGTATGATGTCAATATCAATGTTAATAGCAAGAATACTGTACAAGGTCTGAATAACATTAGTAATTCGGCAAAAAATACTACAACAGTATTTAGTAGATTAAAGAATGCAGTAGCAGGTACATTTTCGAGTAGGAAAATAGAAACTACTGCTTATTTAGCATTATTAAAAGAGATAAATGATGCTGCTGAACGTGCAAAAGATACTATGGTACAGCTTGATAAGGTTGTAACAGATTTATCAGTTGCTACAGGCGATAGTAGATCAAGTGTTAAGGACTTACTGAAAGATTATAACAGTATGGCTAAACAGCTTGCAAGTACAACAACGCAGGTTGGTCAAGCAGCAGATGATTACTTAAGAGCAGGTAAGTCAATGAAGGAATCTAATCAGTTGATAAAAGATTCTATTATGCTTAGTAAGTTAGGTCAGATTAATTCTAGTGAAGCAACAGAGGATTTGTTAGCAACTATGAATGGATTTGATATGTCTGTTAATCAAGTTAATGATGCGTTGGATGCTATGGTTGCTATTGATATGGCAGCTAGTACGTCATCTGGTGACATAGCCACAGCATTAAAGTATTGTGCTAGTAGTGCGGATGTAGCAGGAGTATCATTTAATAAGCTGGCTGCTATGATAGGTACAGTACAGGATAAGACAATGCAATCAGCAGAAACTGTCGGTACATTTATGAATACTTTGTTATCAAGATACAGAAATGTAAAGATTGGTCAGTTCGTAGATGATGATGGTGAAAGTCTATCAGATGTAGAAACAATATTGAATTCAGTAGGTATCAAATTAAGAGATACCAACCAGGAATTCAGAGATTTTGAAACAGTATTAGATGAAGTTGCTAAAAGTTGGAATACATATTCAAGTGTGCAACAAGCTTCTATCGCAAAAGCTTTCAGCGGCACACGACAACAGAACAGATTTTTAGCACTCATGGAAGGTTATAATAAGACATTAGAGCTTACAGAGGTTGCAGCTAATTCAGCAGGAACAGCAGTTGAGAAGTTTAATAAGTCTTATAAAGAATCGCTTGAAGCTAAAACTAACACTTTACAAGCCTCTTTTGAATCTATGATAATGAATTCTGATATGTCAGAAGTATATGGTGGTATTCTTGATGCAACAACAGCACTTGTAAATCTCATCAATAAGACAAATGCACTTAAAGGGGCTATGGGGGCATTAGCAGTAACAGGTGTTACAAAAGCCTTCCTATCTATAAAAACAGGAGCATATGAAGCATATGTTAATCTGAATAAATTCAAGAGCGCAATGGATATAGTAAATGTAACAAGTATATCTTCAAAAAGCTTTGATAAGTTGTTATTACTGTCTAACGGCTTATCGAAAAGTCAGTTAAAGTTAATGCTATCAACGGATGCACTCACTATTAGTCAGAAGAAACAAGTACTTGTTACGGCTGGTCTTAGTGAGGAACAGGCACTTGCACAGCTACAATCATGGAAGATGGTAGCAACTAATACAGGTCTTACAGCTTCAACAACGACAGCTTCTAATGCTATCAAAGGTCTTGGTGCTTCATTAAAAGCACTTGCAGTTGCACATCCGGTATTACTTACTATAACAGTAACTTTAGGTGCTATTGCAGGAGCAGTTAAGATAGTAGATGCATTAACAACATCTATGAAAGAACAGCGTGAAGCATTTGAAAATGCACAATAGGACTATACGGATGCTTGTACAAAGCTTGATGAGTTAAAAACTAAGTTATCAGAGACTACAAGTAGAATAGCTGAATTAATCGAAAAGTCTAATAATGGTACTATTACATTAGTAGAACAGTCTGAACTTGATAAGTTGAAACTCACTAATGAAGAGTTAAGACTTATGATACAGAACCAGGAAGATGTTAAGAAGCAGAAAGCAAAAGAAGCCTCTGACGAAGCATATAAAACATACACAAGAGAAAATCGCATGGAAACTGACGATACTGCTAGTAAACAGGAACAGTATTATCAAGCATCATCTGATGCAGAAGGTTTCCATGTCGGTGCATTTTTAGACAGAGCGAGTGAATTATCTGATTTTGATTACGCTATTAAAGCTAATGAACAGAAATTAGAGGAATTCCAGAAACAAAACGAAGAATTACAGGCACAACTAAATGCCACTTCTGATGAAAGTCTTAAAGCTCAATACCAACATAGTATTGACCTCAATAATAATCTCATTTCTAATTATACAAATTCCAATGAAAAGTTAAAAGAATCTGCTGAAAAGATGGCAGAAGAAACCTTCTCTGATAAGATAGAGAAGTATGAAGCATTCAAACAGACATTGATGAACTCTATGAATTCTGATGGTACATTTGACAATCCACAATATCAAGCTATGTGGGATGATATACAGAAGAAGGAAATGGACTTATACCGATATACTGGTAGGTCTGCTGAATGGAATACAGTTAAACTAGATTCTATTATAGATGATAAAAGTTATCAGGCAATAGTCGATAAGCTTAAAACAGCACTTAATGAAGGTACTCTTACTGAGGATGATATTAAGGGGATTGATGTTCTTAATGATAAGCTGAATGATACTGGTTTGATTTTAGAAGATGGACAATCAGCAGCTGATATATTTATTAAATATCTTAACAAATTTAAAGAGACAGGAACTAATGCAGCACAATCTGTATCTGGTGCATTTACTGATTTAACTTCTCTTCTCACAGAATCAGATGATAAATCACAAACAGCTAATCTTGCTGATCTTCAATCAGAGGCAGATTTATTATCTACAATCCAAAAGGAATTAGATGATAATGGACGTATAGGTGTATCATCTATGCAAAGCATTATCAAGAAATATCCAGAAGCAAAGGCAGCCCTTTCAGATTATATGCAAGGTATAATATCTGAACAAGAGTTATTTTCACAGCTTGAAACTATTTATGAGAATGACAAAAATCAGTATATACAATCTGTAGTAGATAAGTCACAGACTGATGAAGAATTCTTTAATGCAGTTATGACTAATTACCCAGAATTATATAATGAACTTTCTAGTTTGTATGGCAATGACGTTGATAACTGGTCAAATATGGAGCAGGCTAAGCTGGAAATCACCAATAAAGCTATTAAGGAATTAGCAGGTGTCTGGTCTGACTACTTCAAAGTTGTTCAGGATGCAAATGGTAAATTGATGATACAGACAACTGGCTGGTATGATGCAGGCATGTATTCGGCAGATCCAGATGAAGTAGAAGCTATGGATGAAGAATACAACAATATGTACAACCATTTCCAAAGTATTGTTGATGGTGCTAACGCTGCGGTAGATGCTTTAGATAATTATAGCTTTAAACAGGTTAGTTCAAGCATTAATGTCGATTGGAAGGGATTGGGTAAAGATTCCTCATCTTCATCTAGTGGAAGTGATTCATCCTCCGAACCATCACCACAGGACTTCAACTGGGTAGAACCTCTCTTATCCAAAATCTCTAAAGCCTATGACCGCTTAAAGAATAAAGTATCTGATACAACACGTACATGGCTTAATCGTAATAAAGCCCTCTCTGATTCTATGGAAACATTGTTATCAGAGATTAACGCACAGTCAGATGCTTATGACTTCTATATGGATAGATTCAATTCATATGACCTTGACGGATATTACAAAGATCAGATTGCAAATGGTTCATTTAATATAGAAACTATTTATGATGATGACCTTAAAGAAGCTATTTCAGATTGCCAGGATTTATATGATAAGGCACAAGATGCTGCTGATTCTGTACAATCATTAAACATTGAGATAAGACAGCTTGCTAAGAGTAAGTTTGATAATATTCAATCACAGTTTGAAGAAGTTCTTGGAAAAGTAAATTCTATTAAGGATTTATATAGCAAGGATAATGACCTCTTAGAAGAACAGGGCTGGTTTGCTTCTACTCTGCTTAATAATTCTATGATGGAACAGGAGCAGAAGAATCTTGAAAAGCTTGAATAGGAAAGAGACGCACTTACAAAGGCACTTAATTCTGCTATGGCATCTGGTAAGATTGAAGCTGAATCTGAAGATTGGTATTCTATGCAGTCTGCCATAGATGATTGTACTTCAAGTATATTTGATGCTAAAAAGGCATTAGTTGAGTATGACAATGCTATCAGACAGATTAATTGGGATGCTTTCGATAGAACTAGAGATGATGTCAGTAACCTTATAGACGAAACTCAGTTCCTTGTTGACTTACTAAAGGATGAAGATATTACAGATGATAATGGTAATATGAATGACAACGGCAAGGCTGCACAGGCATTACTCGCACAGAAGTATCAGTTGTATCTTAATCAGGCAAAAGCTTATAAAGATGAGATACTTAAGATTGATGAAGAGTTGGCTAAAGATCCTTATGATAAGGAATTGCTTGACAGAAAGCAAGAACTTATTAAGGCACAACAGGATGCTATAAATTCAAGTATATCTGAAAAGGATGCCCTTAAGGACTTAGTTCAAGAAGGTTATGATACATTTCTTGATAAACTTGATGAAGTCATACAAAAGTACAAAGACCTTATGAGTCAGCAAAAGGATGCTTATGATTATGAAAAATCTATCGCTGAAAAAACAAAGGCTCTTAATGCTTTAGAGAAACAATATTCTGCCGTTCAAGGAGATAATTCTGAGGAAGGTAAGAAGAATATTCAGCAGCTTAAAGACCAAATCAATACTGCTAAAGATGATTTGAAAGATACTGAGTATGAAAAGCTTATAAGTGATACTCAAGCTATTTTAGATAATCTTGCAGATACTACAAAAACGTGGCTCGATGAGCGACTTGATTCATTTGATATAACTATGCAGGAAATTATTGAGCAGTCTAATGCTAATGCAAGTAATATTGCGGATACTATTACATCTACTGCCAATGATTATGGCATTAAACTCAGTGAATCTATGTCTTCTATATGGAGTACAAATGCCAACAACATAACAAATAGTATTAATAGTGTATTAGGTGACTTTAGCAACAAGTTTGTAGAAGGCAACAACGCTATTAATAAGGTTTGTGGTGATATTAATGCTGCTGTACAAGGTTTATTGAAGAATAGTAATGATGAAGCACAAAGAGTTGCCGATGAGATTGCAAGACAGCAGGCAGAACAGAATGCTAATACCAATGGTGGTTATTCTGATGGCGGTGGTTCATCTGGTGGTGGTGATGATTGGTCTGATAATTGGGATAACTCTGATAGTGGCTCATCTGATGATGGTGGTGGCTCTTGGGGTGATTGGTTCTATCATTTAGAAGACGATTATCCGAAGGACTTACTTGAAATTGATACGTCAATTGTGGATTATACAATCTAGTCCACGTTAAACACATTAAATTGCGGGGAACTCCCCATAACCCTATTTCGCTACAACGGAACTGGAAACGGTAAATGTGAATGCGGTAAGTGTTAATAACACAACAGTTTTATTTGTATTCAACAAATAAGATAGAAACCATAAAAAGTAAATAGGTTAGGGACTACCGAGTGTGCAAGTCACTCAGACGCAACGAAACTCCTAAGTCGAAAGATATTGTAATGGTGACATTACACTGTAGTAATACAGAGGAGGACGCTCAACGACTATAATATGTGAAATTATATATTAAGCAAATAATGATTTTTTAGAACAGTATTTTTACTGTTCTTTTTTATTGCCCATTTCTAAAAATGGAGAATAAACGAAAGGAGGAAAAGGAGGAAATGACAGAAAGTAAAAATACATGGACTGTATATGCTCATATAAATAAAATTAACGGGAAGATATATATTGGTATAACTGGTAGAGATCCTAAGAATAGATGGGGACACAATGGTTACAAATATAAAAAATCAACATATTTTTATAATGCTATTCAAAAATATGGATGGGACAATTTTGATCATATTATCTTAATGACAAATCTTTCAAAAGAGATGGCTAATGAAATTGAAAAAGCATTAATCAAAAAATATGAATTGAATAATAGATCTATTGGATATAACATTGCTAAAGGTGGAAATGGATTTTATATGTCTGAACTCGCTAAAGAAAAAATATCTAAAAGCAACAAAGGTAAGACATCATGGATTAAAGGAAAGCATCACACAGATGAAACTAAAAGAAAAATAGGCGAAGCTAATCTTAAAACACCACGAATTATTCAATATAATCGTTATACAGGAGATTTCATTGGAGTTTATAATAACGCTACAGAGACTGAAAGCAAAACGAAAGTTCCTAAACATGAAATATATAATATTTGTAATAAAAATGCAAAAGCTACAAAGGGTTATATTTTTCGATACGAGTCTGATACTTATATTCCTTATCAATCATTGCCATATAAAGATATGGAGAATAATAAAAATACCCACATGCGTCCTGTATGTCAGTATGATTTAGAAGGTAATTTTATTAAAGAATTTTCTTCAATAAAGGAAGCAGAAAATTATTTTGGAAAGAAAACAGGAAAAACCTTAATTTGGCATTGTGTTAACCATAAAAAACCATCTGCAATAGGTTATTTATGGGCATATAAAGGTGAAGATCCTATTCCATATAAAACAAAAAAAACTAAAAAAGTTAATCAATATGATCTTTCTTATAATTTTATTCAAACATTTTCTAGTGTAAAAGAAGCTTCTCGTTCAGTAAATGGATGTGATAATTCTATGATAAGTCATTTAAAATCAGAAACAATTACTCCTTATAAAAATTATATATGGAAATACGCTTAATATATATTATTGTATAGTCTAAACCCCTAATAAATATCGGGAATACCGAGGGTATAATTGAGATTAAAATATAACGACATAGACAGTTCATTTGGTGCAAGAGCTGATTACTACTCTGCTATGGGTGGTGACGGAGAATATTATGGTAGTTCAGATCAGAATATTTGGATGTTAGACCAGCTCAAGAACCACGGCTACCGCAAAGGAACTAAATCAGCAACAAGTGGAGTTCATATTTACGATGAAGACAATCCAGGTTCAGAAGTTATTGTTACAAAGTATGGTACTCTTCGTCAGTTTGATTCAGGTGATACTGTATTCAGTAAGGAACAAGTTCAGAAGTTATGGGATATGTCTAAGGGTATTACAGCTCTTACTCCTAACATGGGATTAAGTAATATCGCTACTAAGTTGCCAGATATTCCTGCTAATTCAAAGAGTATGTCAAATAAGGTTGATGTATCATATGGGGATGTGTCATTATCGTTCCCAAATGTTCACAATTATGAAGACTTTATGAAACAAGCACAACAAGATCCTAAATTTGAAAAGATGGTTCAGAATATGACTCTTGGACAGACTTTAGGTAGAAATTCACTTAGTAAACTGACCTTTAGATAAGATTTATGGGCGTACTGACTAATGTTGGTATGCCCGTGATATTGATTAACAAATCAGATTTACAAATATATGTTCTTGTAGTATTCTGTCGATTATTGGTATATAATATTGTATTGTATATTGATAATTGGGGGATATATTATGAGTATAATACAAGCTGTAATAACAGATAATTTTTGTTTAATGTCAGGCGATAGTCGTGCAACATATAGTAACAATAATACGTGTAAAAGTGGTTTTAATAAGGTGATTAAATTAAATAATCAAATATTATTCGGGGTTACGGGAAATCCAATACATTGTTTTAAATTATTTGAAGGCTATTGTTTTTATGATACAAAAAAGGGATTTGTAAATTCAGATAAAGAGTTTGATGATCTATCCTATATAGAATTTATAGGTATTATTACATCCAAATTTTATAAAATGCTTAAAGAACATATAGAAGGAATTAGCAAATATGAATTGGGTGTTATAATATGTGGATATAATGGTAAACGATTTGAAATAACAAGTTTTTCTATTGGTTCTAAATTTGGAGTTCCCAATGGAATAAATGTAATACATAAAGTAGATGATTTTCCATATAAATGTGCAATGATAGGATTATCAAAACATATTAATAAATTCGAGATTTTAACAAATGAATTACATGAAAAATATTTATCTGAAAATTTTTCAATTAGACAATTTAAAAATATAATGCAAGAAGTGGTGGATGATGGTTCGAAATTTGATTATACAATAGATAATAAATTAAATTTTGAAACCATTAGGAAATTAAATAAAAATGATGATATTATTTTCAAATGATTATTGGATGGGGTGTAAAACAAATACATATAATTTAGAACGTATGCGATATGATTTATTCATTAAAAAATATCCTGTTTTTAAAAATATATTCTGAAAACATTGTAAATAAATTATATATTTAGAAAATAAAGCATAAATAACCTCCCCTGCTCTTTTCAATTACAACTAAATACAAAACACACAAAGACACATTAGTTTAGGCTAGTGTGTTTTTTATTATGTTAGAAATTATTAAGAATTATTAAAGATATTAAAATTAAGGATAGATTGGAGAATGTAAGATGTCAAATAAGTTAGTTAAGAGTAAAAGTAATATGGAAAAGAAGCTGGAATATTATGAAAGACATTGCAGAACTCTTGAAAAAGAGATAGGAATGTTACAGGCTGAAAAAGAAAATCTTAAGAAAGAGAATGTTGAGTTGCAGCTAAAGTTAGGTATAGACTTAGAGCATATTAAACAGAATAATGCAATGGATAGAAAGGTTATTGCCAATGCTTTATACTCACAGAAGTTATTTAACGATGGTAAAGCGGAGATGGATGAGGCATTAGCAGTATTGACTAATGAAATAGAGAAGGCAAAAGAATTGAACAAAGAATATAAGAATATTACAGATGCTTTGTTAGAAGAGATGTTTAATAAGGATAACTATAAAAAGTAAAAATTGAATATGTAGAGCAGATTTATGTACCCCTGTCCGTTATGGATGGGGGATTTTTAATTGTAACTAAACGATTGTGATTAAACATAAGATTATAAATGTTTGAATATTATAAAACAAACAGATATTGTGAGGGATTCGATTGAAAAAAGAAGAACGAAAAATTAAAGTAAATGTATTTTATGGTGGAGAAAAATTAGTAGATTGTATGGGTAGAGTTATTAAGAAACATACAAAGTAAGTATAGAAAAATATCCTTGTGTCGTGTATATTATTGGTTATGGTGTGCATTGATACAAGGATATAATTATTTAAACGATTGGAGATTAAAATAT